ATGAAGGTAACTTCGCCGAAGTCACTCTCAATAACTGTACACAGGTTAACGCGCAGCTCATGGGCTCGCGTGTTTCGTTTGTCCTCCTCTGCTTAGTGAACTTCGTTTTGTACATGAAAGCTCGCGTCATTGAATGGCGTGAACAGACTGGCAGAACTGGCTATCCAGGTCGGCGAAAATTTTGGGAATGGGAGGGTGAGGTTCTTATCAACGGCGACGACGCATTGTTTGCTGGTACCAGACGACTTTTCGAGATCTTCTCAGGTCTCGCGTCTTCTTTTGGGCTACCGCTCAGCGTCGGAAAGGTCTATTTCAATAGAATCTATGCCAACATCAACAGCACTTCGTTTCACCTCGACCTTGGTCGGAGTGACTCGCTACCTGTCCAGATTGACTATCTGAACACGGGGCTGCTCTTCGGACAGAACAAGGTCCTAGGAGGTGACGACGAGGAGGAGGGGACGCGTATTGTCGACATCATCGACAGATGCGTCCAAGGCTCTCTTCCCGGTCGCCAAATCAGCGTCCTCGCTGACTTTCTTGATGTTAACCGCAGCGCCGTCAACGCTGCGTGTCGTGGCAGAAATTTATTCATTTCAAAGTCACTCGGTGGTATGGGCGTCCGATGTCCCGCTGGTTGGCGATACGACGTTTCTCCGTCTCAAATTGATGAGGCTCGGAGACGTTCGTGTCGTCCCAACGTGATTCCGGCTGCTCGCCCACTGTGGGGTGTTGAAGTGGAGAAATTGAAAGATCAGGTATACTGTCCTTGGCGTGATTTGACAGGTGGTGTTGTCGCTGAGGTCGAGCGATTGCCCCGCCGGTCTGGCGTTCGCAGATTTGTGAAAACGGATCCTGCGATGAGAGCGTGGCTTGAACTTGGTGTTCTTACCGGTTTACGAAGAGATCCTCCAAGAGACTTCGCCGTCGGCGATCCTCTCGAAGAGATCCGTAACCGGAATGAGTACGAAGATCTCGCTCCGCTTTGCTAGTCACCCCGTCCGAAGACGTTAAACTACTCCGACGGCGAGGGTTCGCCGAGGGTGTCCATGTGCATAGAGCCTCCAAAACGTTCTCTACAAGACTTTGGTCTTGTGTGAGGTAAACATTTACGTACCAACTCAGCTGCTGTTCATAACAATCAGCCGAGGTAGTGTCGAGAGACTGCACGGTGGCAGATTTTCAATGTGTGTGTAAGCGGTAATTCAAAATTGTCCTGTCATTCGTGACTCGGCGACCGCCATGCGCATTCTGTGTCTACACATGGATGAACAGTCCCAGTTAATTGTCTGGCCTACCCCACTACAATTATGCCGAAGAAAATGATGAAGGCTGCGAAGCGCAGCAAAACTATCCGACAACCTATACGCGACAAGGTTGTTGGTGTTGCCCTCGCGAACGTGAATCGTACGCGAGAGCCCAAGATTGAGGTACGCGCCGGGCTGACCCATGTCAGCCACCGCGAGTACGTCGGTGATGTTTTCACTGACCCCTTGAACGTCTACGCCTACGACGTCTTTGTCCTCAACCCCGCGAATCCGACAACCTTTCCTTGGCTGTCGGTCTTCGCGAATCGATTCGAGAGCTATCGATTCACGAAGCTCGAAGTCGAATATCGTACGTATACAGGCTCTACGACGGGTGGCCAGGTTCTTTTGGCCATCGACTACGACTCTCAAGATGATACCGGCTCGGCCACAAAGACAAACCTTCTGAACACTGGCAACAGTACAGATGCGCCTATGTGGTCGAACAACATCCATCGTTCACGTCGCGCCGATCTCCAACGTGTTGGACCTTGGCGCTTCGTCGATGAATCAGCCGGTCTCGACAACCCGACAGATCGACTCAGCTCGACCGGAAATCTCTTCGTTGCGACGACGCCTTCAAGCGTCGGCGGCAACGTCGGGATCGGCGAGATTTGGATCGATTACGAGCTCGAGCTCATGACTCCGGTCTTGCATTCCAATTTCGGTTCCGGCACACGCGGCAACCGTCAGAGCAACGCCGGCTCGATTGCCTCGTCCACTGATGTTCTCAGTGCGTTCAGTTCTGCCACTCCACTGCCACTTGATGCGTTTGCAGGCGAATTCTCGCCTACCCTCGCGATGGTGACAGTTGGTCAGAGTGGCGCCGTTTCCGGCCCGCCATCCATCGCGACGTCGGCATGGTCTTTCGTTTCCGGAACAGTCGTTCCTAACGGCACGGTCATCCTTGCCGCTATCAGCGACTTTGCCGGTTCGATTGGCATCGGC